ATTTCAAACCATCCCAAAGGCTTAGTGGTTGATCCATTTAGCGGCTCAGGCACCACCCTAATCGCCGCCGAGCAGACCGGGCGTAGGTGCTTCGCCATGGAGATCAGCCCGGCCTATTGTGACGTGACCGTGCAACGCTGGGAACAGGCCACAGGGCGCAAGGCAGAGCGCATCATCGCCGAGAAGGTGGCCTGATATGGGTCGACGCAGTAAACTAACGCCCGAGCTGCAAGAGAAGATCTGCAAGCTCATCCGAGGCGGGAACTACCTTCATCATGCGGCCGCGGCGTGTGGAATCAATCAGTCAACGCTTCACGACTGGATCAACAAGGGCGAAGACGGGAAGAAGCCCTACGACGAGTTCGCCAAGGCCGTCGCGGAGGCGCGGGGCGCCAGCGTCGCGGCCCTTGTCCTGACGATCAAGAAGGCCGCGCCCGATGACTGGCGCGCCGCCAGTTGGATGCTAGAGCGCGGCCATGTTGGCGATTTTGGCGCTAAGCGGGTTGAGGTTACAGGGCGCAACGGTTCGCCGATTCAGGTCGAAAGCTGGGCGGCACTGGTCGAGGCGGCTGAGGAAGCGCCGCGGGGCGGCAAGAAATAATTGTTGCGCCAATCTGGTATTCAATTACGCAGAAGAATATTTTGGCGCCAATCTGGTATTCAATTACGCAGAAGAATATTTTGGCGCCGATCTGGTATTCAATTACGCAGAAGAATATTTTGGCGCCGATCTGCTATTCAATTATGCTAAGGGGTTTTTTCCGTGGTGTTTTGCTCTTTAGGTGCCGCCGGGGTTGCGGCCTGTGAGCACGCGCCGCAAGCCATCGCCGCATCGCGAGGAGCGACGCCAGCGGCGCATGGTTCGTCAGGCAAAAGAGGACCCTGTATGGTGGGTTGAGCACGTTCTCGGCGATGAGCCATGGCCCAAACAAGCCGATATCCTACGGGCCCTTGTCGACAACCGGGAGGTCAACGTTCGGAGCTGCCACAGCGCTGGCAAGTCGTGGGTCGCTTCACGCGCCGCCCTTTGGTTCCTATTCAATCACCCGCGCAGCCTGGTAATCACCACGGCGCCCACAGCCCGCCAGGTGCGCGGGATCATTTGGCGCGAGATCGCCACGGCGCACGCCCGGGCCAGGGTGCCGCTTGGCGGCGAGCTCAGTACGATGGCGCTAAGGATCTCCGAGGATTGGCTCGCCCTGGGCTTCACGGCCGCCGACCACGACCCAGACCGCTTTCAAGGCTTCCATGCCAAGAGCACCTTAGTGATCATCGACGAGGCGTGCGGCGTTTCCGAGCAAATTGACACAGCCGTCGACTCGATCCTATCCGGCGATCACTGCCGCTTGTTGCGCATAGGCAACCCGACCGATGCGCAAACGCCGTTTGGCCGAGCGTTCGCAAAGCAACAAGGCGCCCGGTTCAAGATCAGCGCCTTCGATTGCCCCAACTTCACGGCCTTCGGCATCCAGCCTGCTAACCTGGCCGACTGGCGCGCCCTTCAAGGCCATAAGCCGTTGCCCTATCCGCAGCTCGTGAATCCCGAATGGGTCGACCTCAAGCGCCGCCAGTGGGGCGAGGGCTCGCCGCTCTGGCAAGCCCGCATTGCCGCTGAGTTTCCCGAGGACGGCGAAACCGTGCTAATCCCCTTGCGATTGATCGAGGCCGCACAGGGCGCCGAGCTAAAGCCCGAGGGGCGCAATATCTGGGGCGTCGACGTGGCCCGTATGGGCTCTGATGAAACGGTGATAATGGCGCGCAATGGCCCCGTTGCCCGCCAGCTCGCGGCCTTTCGAAAGCTCGACACAATGCAAGTCGCTGGCCGCATCGCTCAGCTTTACGCCTGCGCCGAAGCCCAGCCGGAAGCCATCAACGTCGACGAGATAGGTATCGGCGCCGGCGTCCTTGACCGCCTGGTTGAGCTTGGCTTGCCGGCCGTCGGGGTCAACGTGGGCTCTCGCCCGGTGGATCCCGAGCGATTCGCTAACCTGCGGGCCGAAATCTTCTGGACCCTGCGCGAGCGCGCCGAGGCCGGCGATCTCGATATAGAAGACGACGAGGAGCTCGCCGGCCAACTATCGGCTCAGCGCTACAAAATAACCTCTGCGGGCAAGGTCCAGCTTGAAAGCAAGACCGAGCAAACCGAATCGCCGGACCGGGCCGACGCGCTAGCGCTTGCTTTCGTGGCCGGGCGGCCGGATATTACGCGCACCGAAACGATAACCTTTGGCGATGATCTATTGCAGGCGTCGCCCTGGGCGATGTAAAAGGAGCCCCTACCGTGCCGACCGAAGACGAAGAACTGATCGAGATCGGGAGCACCGGCTTAAAGCAAAGCCGGGGCGCCATAGAGCAAGAATGGCTGCCGCAGCTCAAGGGCCAGCGAGGCGTCAAAGCTTTTGCTGAAATGCGCGACAACGACGCCGTTGTCGGCGGGGTCCTGTACGCCATCGAAAGCTTGATCCGTCAAGTTGAATGGACCGTTCGCCCGGCCGACGATAGCGACGCGGCGCTCGACGCTGCCGGGTTCCTTGAGGAGTGCGTCGGCGATATGTCGACGAGTTGGGACGCCTTTATTTCTGAGGCCCTATCCGAGCTCGTTTACGGCTTTGCGCCCTTCGAGCTCGTTTATAAGATCCGCGGCGGCCCTGACGCCGACGACGCCAAGCGCCGCAGCAAGTACAGCGACGGGCGCATCGGCTGGCGCAAGTTCGCCATCCGCGGCCAGGATACGGTCACTCGCTGGGCGATCGACGACGACGGAGGCATCCGGGGTCTGTATCAGATGAGCGCCCCCGACTATGTCGAGATCCTGATCCCCATCGAAAAGCTATTATTATTCCGGACGAAATCCGAGCGCAATAACCCGGAAGGGCGCTCGATGCTGCGCAACGCTTTCCGCTCGTGGTTCTTTCTGAAGAGGCTGCAAGAGATCGAGGCCATCGGCGTCGAGCGCGACCTCGCCGGCCTGCCGGTGTTGCAGGTGCCGCCCGAGATTATGACGACGAAAGCGACCGCCGCGCAAAAGTCGCTACGGGCAAATCTTGAGAAGATGATTCAGCAGATCCGCCGAGATGAGCGGGAGGGCGTGCTTATGCCTGCCGAGCTCGATCGTGAGGGCAAGCCTACCGGGTTCAAGCTGACGTTGCTGACAACCGGGGGGAGCCGGTCACTTGATACCGACGCCATAATCAAGCGCTACGAAAGTAGGATCGCTATGTCGGTGCTCGCCGAGTTCATTCTTCTGGGCGCCGATTCTCATGGCTCGTTTGCCTTGGCGTCGAGCAAGACGGCGTTGTTCGCCACGTCGCTGCGGTCGATCCTTGAAGGCTTCGCCGGGGTGCTCAATCGCTTCGCGGTGCCGCGATTGTTCGCCCTCAACCCGGAGTTCGACCCGGAGCTTTTGCCGGCGTTCTCCTATGGCGATATTGAAGACCGGCCACTCGACGAGCTCAGCGGGTTCTTGCAGCAGATGGCCGGCGCCGGACTTATCACGCCGGACGCTACGCTTGAGGAGGCGCTGCGCGACCGTGCCGGGCTGCCTGCGTTGGATCTCGAAACGGCGGGGTTCGATCCCGAGCCCGAGGGCTAGCAATGCCTTTCGCTTGCCGTTGCGAGCCCGAGCGTTCGCCGATACGCAAAGGCGCCAGCCGTCGCGACCTGATAGACTGGCGCGCCGCTGAGGCCGCCCGGACAAAGCAAGAGCGGAAAATCCGGCCGGCGGTGATGCGGATCTTCGGGGCGATGCAATCTGTTCTCCCCGTTTCGGTGATCGCCGAGGCGCTGCGCAGCGGGCGTGCCGACGATATGATCGACCGCATACCGTCGCCCGACCTGCCGGCGTTCGAGCCTGCCAGCGTGCCGGCCAAGATGCGCAAGGCGTCGGTGCCGCTGACGCCGACGGGCCTGGCCATCAGTAGCGCCGCCACGGCCGCCGAGCAAAAGGAGGTCGCCGCGGCCCTTTCCATCCGGACGGCTATTGCGATGCTCGTTTGGGCTTCCGGCGAATCGGTGATGACGGACCTCGGCGCGTCCTTCAGCCTGCTCAACCCGGCGGCCGCCGGTTATCTCGAAACCCGCACCGCGGCGCTTGTTACCGAAATCGGCGCATCGACCCGCGAGGCCATCCGCGAGACGGTGGCGCAGCTCTACCTAGAGGGCGGAAGCGCTCAGCGCTTGGCGCGCCGGGTCAAGCCGCTAATAGGGCTTCGCTCGGATCAACTGCGGGCGGTGCTTCGGCGCTCCGAGGCGCTAGCGGCTAGCGGTGTTAGCGCTGCGGCTCAGGACCGGGCGATCGCCGCTTATGGCCGGAAGCTATTGCGCCAGCGGGCAACGCTGATTGCTCGCACCGAGACGATTTTCGCGCAGGCCGCTGGCCAGGATATAGCTTTTCGGGAGGGCATCGAGCGCGGCCTCGTGCTCGCTGGCTCGGTTCGTGTTTGGATCGCTGACCCGGGCGAGCGCACCTGCCCGATCTGCGAGGCGTTGGACGGCGCCGAGGCGCCGATCGGCGGGACGTTCGAATCGTCCGAGGGCAATTTCGACTTGCCGCCGGCCCATCCGGCTTGCCGCTGCGCCGTAGTTTTAGAGACACGATAAGGAGATCGCTATGTTTATCACCTATTCGAAGGGGGGCGGGCGCCCGCTTGTGGCCTTCGTCGGGGCGGCCCCCTCGCCGCTTGACGTTGCCAGGGGGCGCCATCTTTCCGGGCGCGTCGGCTGCACCTTCAGCAAGGTATACGCCGAGCCGCTGGGCTGCCCTTATGCCGTGGCCGCCGTCGGCGACGATGTCGAGGAGCTCGCCGAGTGGCTGGCAGATGTTCCGGTTGTTGTCGCCCTCGGCAAGCTGGCGCGCCAGGCGCTCGGCGATCGGGCCGACCTCACTGTGCCCCACCCTGCCGCGGTAATGCGCCGCGGCGATTCCGGCGAGGTAGGGCGCAAGCTCAAGGCTGTCCGATCGCTTGTCGCTAAGCGAGCGGCCCGCAAGACCTTGGAGTGTGCGATCGCCAAGGCAGACGACGAAAAGCGCCTAGTTTACGGGATTGTACTTGAGCCCGACACCGTCGATTTGCAGGGCGACACGATCACGGTTGACACAATCGAGCAAGCCGCCCATCATTTCCTCGCGCAATCTCGGGCCGTCGGCGATATGCACAGCGGGCCCGCAGATGCCGAGGTAGTCGAAAGCTACCTCGCTCCGGCCGATGGCGAAATGGGCGGACAATCATTTACAACGGGAACGTGGGTTATGGCCGTCAAGGTCAACTCCGACGCTCTTTGGAAGCTCGTCAAAGCCGGCGAATATACCGGCTTTTCAATCGGGGGCCACGGTGCCAGACGCCCAGCTTGATCCGCAAAAAGTCGACGGGGTAACGATCCTCGAAGATTTGCGCGTCGATGAGGTTAGCCTGGTCGACCGTGCCGCAAATGGCCGGCGCTTTCTTGTTTGGAAGCGCGACGGCGGGAACACTAAAATGAAAGACACTATTCAAGCGGTGGCCGATACGGCGACCGACAAAGAAGCGGCGCTCGTTGAAGCCGTCGCTAAGCTCGAAATGAGCGACGACGCCCGCGAGGCGCTGACCGCCGCGCATCGTTTACTTGAGGGCTTCTCGGATGAGATCGGCGAGGATGCCCTCGGAGCGTTCGCCGCTGCCGCCGGCATCGCGGCGCCTGCCGCCGTTGCTGACGATGAGCCCGCCGCCGACGGCGAAGAGGTCGCCGCTGATGAGCCTGCGGGCGATGACGTTGCCAAGGCCGTCGAGCCGGTGCTCAAGGCTGCCCTTGACCGCATCGCCGAGCTTGAAGCCGTGGCCAAGGCTGCCGAGGCCGAGGCTATCCTAAAGGCTGACGTGGCGCGCTGCGCTTCGGACTTCGCCCCCATTCCCGGCGCTGACGCCGAGGCCCTTGGCGCTATGTTCGGCGAGCTGCGCAAGGCAGCGCCTGGCAGCCTGGCGACTATCGAGACGTTGCTCGGGCGCGTCGCTAAGGCTTTCGAAGCTAAGGGCGATGGCCTGCTCGACGAGGTCGGAAAAAACACAGGCATCATCACGGGCGACGACACAGCCCTCGGGCGCCTGACGCAGATCGCCGAAGAGCGCGTTGCTAAAGGTATCGACCCGAACCTCGCCGCGGCCTTTGTCGCGGCAATGAGCGCTAATCCCGCCCTGGCCGAACGCCAGCGCACCGAACACTTAACCCGATAAAGCCTGACACTAGGAGATTTTCAAAATGGCTTATGATTCCAAAGCTGGCGCCGTTGACTTGTCGTTGATCGCTAGCGGTGACCTTTCGAGCTCGCAATATCGATTCGTGCAATTGAGTGCTGACAACACCGTCGTAATCTGCACCGGGATCACTGACGTTCCTGTCGGTGTGTTGCAGAACAAGCCGACATCTGGCCAAGCCGCCACGGTTCGTTGCGCCGGTATTTCAAAGCTTGAATGCGGCGCCAGCCTAAGCGCCGGCGATATCGTCGCCACAGCGACCGATGCGCAAGCGCAAGTCGCCGTTAGTACTCAACACGTTGCTGGCCAGATCATCGAAGGCGCCGCCGCCGACGAGGTCGGGACCGCTTCGATTTCGTGCCTTGCACCTAGCATCAAAGCTTAAAGGAGCTTGAATCATGGCCAACCCGACTCCATCCGACGTTCATGTTGATGCTGCGTTAACGCAGATCAGCACGGCGTTTTTGAACCAGCCGAGCGCCTTTGTTGCTGATAAGGTGTTTCCGGTGGTCCCCGTGTCGAAGCAAAGCGACGCATATTTCAAATACGATCGCGGCGACATGCTCCGCAGCGAAGCGCAGCTCCGTGGCCCTGGCACCGAAAGCGCCGGCGCTGGCTATCGGCTCAGCACCGGGACGTATTACGCCCCGGTCTATGCTGTTCATATGGACGTTAGCGACCAGATGCGCGGCAATGCCGACGCGGCTATCAACGCCGACCGGGACGCGACGCAGTACGTCACCCAGCAAATGCTTATCAAGCGCGATGAGTTGTGGGCGACTAACTTCTTCGCAACCTCGGTTTGGACCGGCTCGACCTCCGGCAGTGATATCACTCCGGGCACCTTGTGGAGCGCGGCCAACTCGACACCGATCGAGGATATCGCCGAGCAAGCCGAGAGCGTGACGGGCAAGACTGCGATTCGGCCGAACAAGCTGATCGTCGGCGCCCAGGTTCACCGGGTGCTGATGAATCATCCCGACGTGCTCGACCGTATCAAGTACACCCAAACGGGCGTCGTTACTGAGGACCTGCTCGCCGGGCTCTTCGGCGTCGAGCAATACATCGTATCGCGGGCGATCAAGACGACCTCTGCCGAGGCCGCCGCGACCACCACGACCGATTTTGTGTTCGACAAGCAAGATGCGCTGTTGGTTTACGCCAACCCGACTCCGAGCCTGATGCAGCCCTCGGGCGGCTACCTGTTCAGTTGGAACGGCCTTCTCGGCTCGGGCGCCATGGGCAACCGTATCAAGCGGTTTCGCATGGAGCACTTAGCGGCCGATCGGATTGAGGCCGAGATGGCCTTCGCTTCCGAGCTCGTCGCCCCTGAATGCGGCGCGTTCTTCGATGAGGTGGTCTCATAGCGATGACCTACCGGGCTTGCATCCGGCTCCGCGTGGCCGACGGGACTTATCGCTTTAAAGGCGATCCTATCCCCGAGGCCGCGGGGTGGCCGGCCGCGATCCGGGCGAAGCGGCTAAAGCAAGGCGTGATCGAGAAAATCGCCGATCCTGCAAAGCCGAAAGCGAAGCGCAAAGCTAAGAAGGGCTAGGCCATGGCTTGGACCTACGGCAACGACCCGGCCAACTCGACCCGCGACGAATTGCGGCTTTTTGTCGGCGATACGGCCACGGCCGATCAGCTTCTCAGCGACGAAGAGGTCGCATATTACCTTGGGCGCCATAGCGACGACGCCTTAGCCGCCGCCCCTGAAGCGTGCGAAGGCATTGCGGCCAAGTACAGCCGCCAGGCCAACACGACGAATCAAGGGCTTAGCGTGGCCGCCTCGGAGCGCGCTAAAGCCTACCTGCGTTTGGCCGACGAGCTTCGCGACCGGTCAAGCATGGTTGCCGAGGTGTTCGCCGGCGGGCTGACGATATCGGGCAAAGATAGCCTTGCGGACGATAGCGACGCCGTTCAGCCTGCTTTCAAGATCGGGATAGACGACCACGGCGGCAGCGCTGACGTGCCCGACTGGATCACGCCATGAGTCTAGATCCGCAGCTCGCCGCTCAGCTCGCCGAAACGGTTTACGTAGCCGCCGCATCAACCGTCGATTCGGCCGGTGATTACGGCTACGGCGCGCCGGCCGCTAGAGCTGCGCGCGTCGTCGACGTTGCGAGCGACTCCGAGGGGCCTGACGGCACCAGCGAGGCAACCGACGTTGTTCTTATCGTGCAAGCCGAGGTGCTCGAATCTGATAAGGTTTGGCTGCCGGGCGTCGACCAGACGGACGCCGCTTTGGCCCGGCGCCCGAAGCGTATCGAACGCGGGGTCGGCGAGCTTGGTTCCGTCGACTTTTTCCGGGTTACGGTCTGACGATGGCCGGGCGACGGGTCAAGCTTGGCGACTTTGCCGCCGAGCTCAAGAAAGAGACGGCCAAGGCGATCCGTGCGCTTGAGGGCGGTTTGTATTTGGCCGCGAATAATATCATAGCAAAGTCCATTCGCGAGGTGCCCAAAGACGACGGGCCTCTACGATCGTCGAATTTTGTCTCTAGCCCGAAGCGCTCCGGCGATACGATATCGGTTCGGTTCGGTTATGGCGGGATGGCGGCGCGCTATGCGCTCTTTGTCCATGAGATGCCAGCGGGCACCAACTGGACCACGGCCGGAACTGGCCCCAAGTACCTTGAGCGCCCGCTCAACGCGGCGCGCCCCCGCCTGGCGAAACAGGTCGAGGCCCTCGCCGAGCGTTTGTATGAGCAAGGGCGCGGGTTCTCGCCGGCGCCTGGCCGCCGTGGGGCGCCGTCATGACGCCCGACTTTGACCTAGCGACGCACCTGGCGGCGCAAGGGCTTGGCACCGTTTCGACGGATATATTCGCCGGGCCTCAACGCCCGTCGAGCGCCCAAATCCCGCAGGCCGTTATTTTTTGTATCAGCTCGGGCGGGGCGCCTCCGGTCCCTTACCTTGACGGCTCAACGTCCGATTTCTCGGCGGCTAGCGTGCAAGTGCTTGTCCGCGGTGACGTTGGGGCTTATGCTGCGACCCAGGTAACGGCCCGGGCGGCGATGGTGGCGATTCAACGAGCTGCAATCGGCGGTTATGTCGCGACCTACGTTCGCGAATCTGACCCGAATTTTCTAGGGCTCGATGATACCGAGCATCCAATGTTTACGATCAACGCAGAAATGCAATGGAAGGGGTAGGCCATGGCCACCGCAGCACACAACGCAATCATCCTCTTGAAGACTACGGCCGGCGCTGGCGGGTCGACTATTACCGGGATGAACGACGTTTCATTTTCGCTGAATGGCGACATCATCGACACGACTTCGTTCGACGGTGGCGCGTTCCGCACTAAGATCCACGGCTTGCGGGATTTCTCGGTGAGTATCTCGGGCGATTGGGATGACTCCGACGCGGCCTATGTTTTGATTAAAGACAATTTCCTCGATTCGTCGGCGAATGACCTGTTTGCTCGTGTTTTGTTCGATGGTTCGAACGGCTATGAGTGCCAAACACTATGCGAAAGTCTCGAAATCAGCGGGTCGGTTGATGGCAAGGTCGAGGTTAGTTTCTCGCTGACGAGCATTTCGGCAGTAACCATCGTTTAGTCGGTAGGACGGGGGCGGCCTTATGGCTCGCGCAGCGCATACTTGCTCGATTTTCTACACTGGGACCACGACGGCCACGGCTGGCGAGGCTTGTTCCGTTGTCGCTGGCACCGGTGGGCTCGTTTACGAGATAACCGACGCCGCTCGGCGGATCATCGACCCGGACGTTTCGCCGACCGTTTACGACAACGCCGTCGACGTGACGAGCTCGGTGGCGCTCAACTATCTTTTCGGGCGTATTACTTTTGGCATTGCCCCGACAACGCCGGTGACGATCGACTGCAACTTTTTGCCCCGAAGCGAGATCACCGAAACGAAGGAATTCTCGATCTCGATGAATGCCGACGTGCCTGATACCACGGTGCTCGACACGACCGGCTTTCGCGAGAAGATTCACGGCCTGCTTGACGCGTCGGGGAGCCTGACGGCGCTTGATATCGGCTTGACCGATTTCGGCGGGGGCACCTTGGCCAACTGGCTAACTAGCGGCGATTCCAAGGTTTTGGAGTTCAACCTCGTCGATGAGATTATCCGGTCTTGGGCGATCATCGAATCCGTCGAGCCTTCGGGTTCCGTCGATGGCGTCGTCGAGCTGTCGGTCGGGTGGACGCTCAACGCCCAGCTTTCCGGGACCGTTGCGTTTGGCTTCATCGCGGCCTAATAGAATCGCGGCGGCAATGGTGCCGCGAAAGGGTCAACGATGAGCAAAGAAACAAGCGCCAGGGACGCCTTGCGGGCATCCCTTCTAGGCAAGAAAAAGCGGGCTTCTCGCATGATGGATCTCGGCGACGGGATCACGGTTGAGATCCGTCAGCCGACGGTCGGCGCCCGATCTCGCATCATGCAGGCGGCCGGGGTGACGGCCGGCTCACAAGAGATTAGCGATCTGGCAGCGCTCCAGATTTCGGCGGTGGTTCATTGCTGCTTTGTGCCTGAGACTTCCGAGCGTATATTCGAGGCGGCGGATTCCGACGTTTTGCGGGAGCTGCCGACGAATGAGTGGTTTGATGATGTCTCGGCGGCTGCGCTTGATCTCATGAACGCGGAGCCCGAGAAAGCGGGAAAGCTCTAGCCCGAGACTCGGAGCGCCTGCTTTTGTTCCATTTGGCCGAAAAGCTCGGCCGCACCGTCGAGGAGTTAGAGACGCAAATGAGTGCTTCCGAATTCTTCGAGTGGTCGGCGTTTTACGACTGGCGCGCTAAAGAGGAAAAAAAGGCGATGGACCGGGCCAAGAATAAGCGGGGTCGCTGATGGGCATTGGGATCGTCGACGCCTCGCTCAAGGTTAGCGGGCTAAAGAAGCTTAAGGCGCAGGCCGAGAGCGCTGGCAAGGCGCTGGGCGGGATCAACGCCAAGCTTGAGGAAGCTTCGGGCGGCCTCAAGGTTATGGGTGCCGCTGGGGCCGCTGCCTTTGTCGGGATCGCTCTTGCAGCGAACAAAGCGGTTAAGGCGTTCGGCGTGCAGATCGAAGCCGAGCGATCGCTTGAGGTGGCCTTCAAGGGCATGGGCGCAGGCGCCGCCGGTGCTGCTAATGAGATCAAAGCGTTGGCTGCCAACCTTCAAAAGGTGACCACCTTTGGCGATGAGGCGACGATCAAGGCCGCGGCGTTCTTGCGGATCCAGGGCATGACAACCGACCAGATCAAGAACGCCCTGCCGGTGATTCAGGATTTCGCGGCGGTAACAGGAATGGAGCTCACCAAGGCTGCAATCTTGGCCGGGCGGGCGATGACCGGAAACGTTAGCGTTTTAGAACGCTATGTCGGAAGCATCGACGACGCCCGGGCGGCGACGATTGACGCCCTGCCGCCGCAGGAAAAGGCTGCGGCGGTTGCCGCCTTGCTGGCCGAGAAGGTCGGCGGCCAGGCCAGGGTTTTGCGTCAATCGGGGGTCGGGGCGATGACCGCTTACGGTAACGCCGTCGGCGATCTGTGGGAAGCGCTCGGGAAGCTGATTGATCAGCCGGTCCAGGCGTTCTTCGAAGACTCGATCAAGTCGGTTGTGGGGATGACGGAGGCTGTCGCTAACCTTCGCCCCTGGGCCCGTGATCTGGCTGTTACGGTGGCGAAGTGGGGGGCGATCTTTGCCGGTGCTGCTGCTGCTATTGGGCTTGTCGCCGTCGCCCTGCCGCACTTGATCGGGGGACTTGGCCTGATGAAGGTTGCCTGGCTCGCTCTAAAGCCTGCTATCCTGGCAGCGTTGGTGCCCCTGGCCTCGTTCCTCGCTGCGATGGGCGTGATGATTACGATTGTCGCTCTCGTTCGTAAGACGTGGCACGATTTCGGCTCGGCGTTCGTGTTCGAAGTCAAGGAAATGTTCGGGGTCGCTCGGGCTATCATCATCGGCTGGGCTCAGTTTGTCGGGCGCATATTTGCCGCTGTCGTCAAGAGGATATCGGGGGCTTTGCGCGGCCTCATCGGATCGCTCGGCCAGTTAGCGTTTGCGCTCGGGCTTGAGGACTTAGCGAAGCAAATCAAAAGCTTCCAAAATATATCTTTTGAGATGGACTTCGGGCTCGTCGGTGACGCGGCCAACGCGGCCGCAAATATCGCTGGGCGAGCGTTCACCGGCGTTGCGGTCGCTGGCGCTGATGCTGCTGGGGCAATCTCCGGGGCGTTCACGGGCGCCTTTCGCGAGATCGGCGCCGGGTTCGATTTGCTCAAAGGCGATTTGCGTAATCTTTTTGTAGGTTATCCGGATGTCGCAGCGGTTGGCGGTGGCGCAGCCGGTGGCGCAGCCGGTGGCGGCCGTGGCGCTCTGGGCGGGGGCGGTGCTGGCGGGGGCAAGCTGCCGGCGCTCGTCGACACCGGGCTTAACGC